TTCTCGTTAGCCTTGCGCAGCAGCCGTCTGGCAACCCAGTTACGTTACAGAAGATTCTCAGCACAGATATTGAGCAGGCAGTACCGTCAGAACTCATCGACTTGATCGAAAAAAACGTGAACAGCTTGAATAGGGTGTCGCCTGAAGAAGAAAAAAACTCTTAAGGGCAATGAGGCGGAGCGCTCCGCACGAGTCCGTAACAGAGTATCGTTTATGTAAGGAATTCGGCTGGACGCCTGCTCAGCTTGCGCGTGTATCTGCCAAGAAAGTCGAAGAATTCCTGATTATCATCAACGAGATTGACAGGCAAGCGATGGAACAGATGGAGAAGGCTAAGAAAAATTGAGCATCAGCATGTCTGTATCTGTTGACGGAGTCGAAGAACTTGCCGCTGGCCTGCAGGACTTTAACCAAGCTATTAGTGATAATGTCCAGGAGCAACTTGAAGACGTTGCTCAGCTGATTGTTCTAACTGCAAAGGATTATGCGCCGATCCGAACTGGTCTCCTCGTGAGTAGCATAAGCGCGATCGTGCTTGCACAGTGGACGGTGCAAATTATCTGCAATGTTGGCTATGCTCTCTATCAGGAGTTCGGAACAAGCAGGATTCCGCCCCGTTATTTCATGACTCGAGCATTGAATGAGAATTTAGAAAACATCCTTAATGCTGTCGCAGCAGGAGTTCAATCGGCAGCCAGCGAGCTTGGAGGTTAACCTTTGAGTAGTAGTGTTGGCGTAGTCACCGCGACGGTTGAAGCAATCGATAATGCGAGTCCAGTCTTTGAAGGCATCAGTGCTGACGCTGCAACGATGTCCAGCAACATCACTGCTGACGTTGATAGCATGAACACGTCTATGTCCTCAACTGACGTCAGCTTACGGACCATTGGAAGCGGTATCGCCAGTGTCGGCCGCATGGGCATGGACATAACGAGTCTTGCCAGCAGCTTCGGCCTTGTTGATAGCCAAACTGCAAAGTATATGCGAACTATTATGACCATGATTGAGCTTGTAGGCACTGCTGCTCGCGTCTATAATTTTCTTACGTTGATCACTCAGGGTCACTCGGCTACGGTTGCGGTTGATACAACTGCGGAAACAGCTAACACGGGAGCGATCGTTGCTCAAACGGGTGCTGAGACAGCCTTAGGGGCTTCTGTGGCTGCTGAGACAGCAGAACAAACCGCAAGTACAGGAGCCCTGTCCTTGTCTACGATCGCGTCGAATGTATGGAGCGCTGCCATGGGCTTTGCGACTTCAGTCTGTGACGCTCTGAACATTAGTTACGGGACTTTCCTTATGCTGACTGGAGTTGGAATTGCCATAGTCATCGCCGCAAGCGTTGCTATGATGACCTTCGCTAATAACATGAATCAGGCGACTTCGAGTGTCAAGAACTTTAACGCTGCAGCAGCCGTGACGCCGTCAACAACAAGCAACATTCAACGCGCAGGCGAGCAAGCACTCTTGAGAAGGGGAATAAAATGAGCATCGGTAGTGTCGCGCTTCCCTGCATAAGCCTGGCCTTCGGAACAGTTGCGCCTCCTCAGAAAGACGTTATGTCAGCTTATGTGTATCTTGGCTGCACGAAAGAATGCAGCAGCTTCGAAGTTAAACTCAATAATTATGGCAACAAGTACGGTCCACAAGGCGGAACCTATCCCATTACCTGCGGCTTAAACGGGCACATCAGCATTGGCAGAGGCTCGAACTGTCCGCAGCTTATCACCTGCATTGTTGAGAAGACGCAGTGCCTAACCTTAGCCGGCTACGAAAGCGACAGCGGCGCCCCAGAAGACTACTTAATTATTGACGGCCGCTGCTGGGGAGAAAGGCTCAGCAGAAGAGTAGTCAACAAGACTTACACGAACATGAAGGGTGAAGCAATCGTTAAGGACCTTATGGATAACTGGGCAGGCCTTGGACATAACAGAAGCGGCACAGAGCTAATCCAGAATACAAGTGATACCTTTGACTTATTGAAGTACACGAACACGCCTATTACTGACATTCTTAACTATCTTGCGTCATGCTGCGACCTCAACGGCGTGATCGGCTATGAGTACCGGGTGGAGCCTGACGGCCTGTTCTCTTTCTTTCCGATCGGAGCCATGCCTAACAGCATTAACCTTTCCGGCTTGATAGAGCATAGCGAGTATAACGAGGATATTTCTCGCGTCGAGAACATGATTTCAGTTTTCGGCGTAGCTTCAAAACCTAACGTGGCAAGTCAAGACTTTGGAACAGACGAATCAACGCCTTACATCGGCAGCACGGTAAATGCGACCAGCAACGCAGGTCAGAATAATCTCTATGTCAGCAGCCCAAGCAATTTCACTGCCGGTCAGAAGATCTTCATTTACTACTATCCTTATTTCGAAGAGAACTCTGTCTCATCAATCCAAAGTACGTACGTTGTCTGCGGCTCTGCGCTTCAGAATACTTATCCAAGCGCTACTGCAGTCATTGTCTTTGCTAATAGTTCGGGTGCTCAGTCCCAGGGCTGGGGTCCCTATTGGGGCAATCCAACGATAACTGCCGAGTCAACAGTCAAGATTGTTGGGAATTACAGCGTAAAGGTTTCAGGCAGCGGTGGCAGTCCAGGTACAGGAGTAATATTCTATTGGGGCAAGTCAAACCCGCTAAGCATGTTCACTTTTCCAACTTTGAACCTGTCCATATACACGACTGTTTCTGCCAGCATCTACATTGGTCTTTGGGATACAAGCTATAGAATGGTTGGTCAGGTCACTCAGCAGATTAATAATGACGCCAATTTTCATCAGATCTCGCTTACTGGTGGTCCAGCAGCAGCCTCAGACGGTTGGACAACAGCAACCGGCGGCTGGAATGGAGATCCAAACTTTGATTGGAGTAACATTGTCGCAATCGTTATTGGCATGATGACTACGAGCGGCGTAACTTTCTATATTGACGGCATGTATTTCGGCGGCGCTCAGTACAGCAGTTCATCTGCAGGAACCGCAAGCATCGCAACGTATGGTGAGCGAGATTACAGCGAGACAGATGACCAGCTTCTATCTGATCTCGCATGCAATTTCCGTGCAAGCGCTTTAATAAATTACTACCAGAACTTGGCGAAGAGTTTCACGCTGAAAACAACGGTTCTGGACTATGGAACAAACATCATTCAGGGTGGCGACACTATAGTGCTCAACTTGCCAAACATCGGCATATCAAACGGGAGCTACCGCGTCGACAGTTGCGAATATTATATTGATCAGACTCAGAAGGATCCGTGTCTGGAAGTGACTCTAAGCGTCGGTAAAGTCTCGCCGTTGCTGGCAGATTACATGATGGCGCTCAGAGGCGTTAAAGGGTACGGTAGCGTAGAGAAGCTTAACCGGACTAAACAGCCAAGACCCGTCCATTAGCTCGAGGGCGGTATTCCGACTTTTCAGGCGGGAAGATGAGTATGAGTGGTCCTGTTTGGGGCGGCGAATCAATCACCAACGCCATTCTCAGCCCAATAACAAGCACGTCTGATCCCAGCAAAAAAATCACGAAAATCGTGTTTAACTATAATGCTGACCAAAGCTTGAACAATGTTCAATATTACGCTGGATCCACGCTTGTGTGCACGTTGACGTTTGCTTACAGTGCTGGAACTGGCTTGGTGTTAAGTATAACGAGGTCCTGACAGATTGGCTGAAGTTCTGGAGCATAATCTTCCGCTGAAACATAAAATACGGGATCTGGCAGATGTTAAAGTTTCTTCGCTAGCGGACGGACAAGTTTTCACCTATGTAGGCGCCGACGGAAAATGGGAAAACAAGACTCCGACAGGTGGCGGCGGAACACATAATTTATTGTCAACGACGCACCCTGATACTTTGCCAGCTTCCGTGGTCATAGGTGACATGGTTTATGGCAATTCTACGCCTCTATGGGCAAGACTTCCAGCCGGCAGTCAAAACCAAATTTTAGCCATGGGTCCAAGCCTTCCCGCGTGGACAACTCAGACTCTTCTAAGTGCTTTGCATTCAGACACGTCAGCCGGTTCAGCCGTTGCAGGCGACTTAATTGCTGCGAACAGCGTTCCGAAATGGGCGAGACTTCCAATTGGAAGCGCGGGACAGGTTTTAACTGTTGTTAACGGCGTACCAGCTTGGGCTAATTTGCCGACCATCGGAAAAGGCTGCAAATATTATCTTGGTTCAAATCAGAGCGTTGGTAGTGGCATCACCGCTTACGAAGTTTTGAATACTAAAGTGTACGATGACTGTAACGAATGGGGAACCGATACAGGCGGAAACTACTGTTTTACACCCCTCGTGTCAGGCAGGTATTTCATAGCTATGGGCTTCAGCCTTGCAGGGTTAACCACAAGTTTTGATGGAACGCTTTTTATTCATGAATTTCAGAATCAAGCGGGAATGGATTTCATCCGCAACGACCTAAGCTACAGAATTACCGCAACAGGTCGCCGAGGCGCGGCCATAGCGGGAACCGCTGATTTAGTGGCAGGAACACATTACTATGTCATGTTCACGAATAATGGCTCTGCATCGGTTACGTTGAGTTCAGGCGAAGCGTTTACTTGGGTCACTATTTTCAGGCTGTTTTAGTTTTATGGTGATTTAATGTCGAAGAAACATGCGTACGCTGGGTTTTACCAGGAAGCAGTTATTGCTAACCCCAAAAATCTAAGGAGGCAGCTTAGGCTAAGCTTTCTCGTTGACACTGGATCCACTGGCACTGTTATCCCTGCAGAAGTAGCTAAACAGCTTAAGCTGGAATGCGTTGGCGAGGGCCTCGTTGAACTTGCTGACGGCAGCAAAGTCAAAACCAAACTCGCCTACATTTACATGCGAATAAACAATGAACACGTCTTCACCTTATGTAGCTACAATGGCTGCGCTGGCGCCCTCCTCGGCTTTGACGTCATGCACGTTCTGGGCCTGCAAGTCGACACCGAAAAGAAGCGTCTTCTGAAGCCAATTAGACTGTTTAGTTTGAAGGAGTTTATTTTGAGTAAGCGTTGGATCGGTAGCAGAAGGCGTAATGATGGCTGATTGGATTCGGCAGGCGCTTACCCGAAAAATCGTACGCAGAAGCTTGAAAGGTAAGCCTCAAACTTATGAGATATCGCCGCGGGACGAACTTGTTTACGGCGTAAAGTTCGCCATGGCCATGGCTGTGTGCCTCAGCGGCATCGAAATCGCGAGTATGGCTTTTCTCCACTGCTGGAACAGCGAGGTTTTCAGTGCCATCACGGGCCTGATCGGTTTGGTTACTGGCATTTTCATTGGCCATCGAGCCTGAGGTTGCTACGAGCATCGTAAGGTGTCCTCGTAGCAATGCAGTCACCCGTTAACAAAGACGGGAAAAATGGAGGTGAAAAGCAAACATGAAGAAAATCTTTCTTGTAGCAGTGCTTATTGTGGCTGCCTTTTTTGTGGCTGTAGCTGCTTCCGTTGTTTTTGCCCAGGGCACGAACAGCACCAGTGAAGCGCCGCCACAAGTAGCTATCAACTGGCAGACCCTCTCGGAAGTCGGTGAAGCAGCGCCCATAGCCCTTGTCATAGCGTTCCTTTCGTCAATGGCCGGATACCTCTCAGCTACTCCGCCTGAAAACTTCAGCCTTGCAAAGTTCCTCTACACCGCACTAATAAGCGCAATAGTGAGCTTTCTCACCCTATACGCTCACTGGAGCTACGCTACCGTTGAAACATGGCTTGCAAATGGCTTCATCACATGGTACATCTGGAAGGCAAGCAACATCATCGCACAGTTCATAATCTCGCGGTTCAGCAAGGCTGCTGCAACAGTGACGGCACAAGCGACGGGCCCCGCAAAGTAGCTACAAAATGGCTATTTTATGTCTCTTTTTTTCTCCCTTTTTAGAACCCTTTTCAAACATCTGTTTTTTGTCATTTTATTTGTTGTCAGTGGTGACCATGCAGATGAGGAGACGTAGAGAGTATTTCAGGATCCATAGATTTGTTAGGCGTTATGATCGGGTGTCTGGCAAGTTTGTTTTTGATGTGCGTTACAAGACGAGTATCCCCTTAACAGGTCGCACCGTTGCGGTTGCTGAGGCTTTTGGGCTTGGCGTGGACGAGGAGAAGGAGCATATTGTCTTGGATAACGTGGAGTTAAAGATAGGTCCTAAGGACGTTGTCTATGTAACAGGGGATTCTGGGGCTGGCAAAAGCGTGTTGCTTCGAGCTTTGAAGAAAGATTTGGGGGACGAGGC